CCCCTAACTAAGGTCGTAAAAGTTGTCCCAGAGCCACCTGTTACCGTGGTTGCTGATATATATTCTCTCTTAGTTGGAGTTCGTGTCCCGTTCGCATCAACCCTATCAATACATAAAATGATAAGTCTTGTTGCTGATACGTCTGATAAATAGCTTGACCAATCATCTGCGATTGCAAAACTTGTTGTCTCCGCCAATGAAAGCGTCGAACTTAGTGTGCTTTGTAAAGCATTCTTGGTCGGTATTGCGTGTATTGCCATACCTCTTAATTGGGAGTCTTAAAACAGGTTTTCTATACTCTGGTTGATGGTGACAATGACCCTATACCCAAAGGTTGAGCCATCATCTTAACTGCAATAAGTTCCCAGTTATCCGATGCACCGGTTGATATGACCTCTAATTGGACGACACGGACTGTTTTATATACCTGGCTCCATCTTACGAAATCACCGGAGGATACATTGACAGCGTCTTGGGACTCCCCATATGTAGCATCGCCCCATTGATCTTGTCCGTGGCCTGCCTCACCTGCAACAACGCCTGTTATTGTGTATGACTTAAGTGATGCCATTTGTCCTGATTTTTCCTCACCTAGAATGGTAACCTGCACGGATCCCCTAATGTTTCTGAAAAGAACAAAGAACTTGTCGGTCATCTTCATATTAGACCAGTCATCGAACGGCTCACGTCTTGTTAAGAGCTTCTTAGAAATAGCTGTCCCCTCGTCGGAGTTTAGGTCTTCACTGAAATACTTGATGTTACCATCATCTGCCCCAGCTAACCACTTCTCGGCGTTTGTCGTGTCAAAGTATTTAAACCATTTCGTAATCCCATAAGGAGTTATCCACCTGCCTAAAAAGGCTCTGCGTTCATAGTCATATACGATCGTTTCTTTGCGTGTCGGGAACGATAAAATATATTTATGATCGATATATGTAGCCGTTGCCTCACTATAGTCTGTGTCGGTTAAGTTATTCATGTAGCTTCTTATTCTTGTGGAGATTTCTTTACTTCTAATTTCATTAAGGTAGTTAGCCTCTGAACCAACAGAATATAATCCCTCTAAGGATAAGAAGAATACATCGTTTTCCACTCTAACCACTGAATCCGCCGATTTTGTACCCACTGGCAATAGTTCCTGATATTGTGGATCTAAAATCACATAGTTGCCAATAGTGACAGTCTTAAGCACCATTGCGAATGTCTTGCGTTCTTTAAATACCAGTATGGTTGATGGTACGTTACCACCTTTAGTATTAGAGCCTACAAACGATGTACAAGTAACCCGATCTCCATCGTTAGGTGCGACCCTTATATAACCGCCACCATAAGCCCAGTTAAACCTAGACTCATATGGGTATCTAGCAGATATTTGTACGAGTGATGGATCGGTCGGGAAATCAGAAACGACGAGTCTGTCGTCAAGACTTAATACATGTCCTGCCTTTGGTCCACCAGTTGAGTCTGCCACAGGGGCTAGAATCGTATCCGATGGCGTTGATCCCACATCAAAGAACGTCGTCGTATTCGAGTCTACCTGTGATAGGTACCGCTCATCTCCGGCACTTCCTCTGTATATCGAATACGCCCTGATCATTCCACTAACCGCACTTGGAGCTGTCCATGCTACCCTGACCGATGTTCTAGTTAAATCCTGAGGTAAATTGGCAAGTATCACTGATGTAGAACCTAGTGTTTCCCCCACATCTGTAATTGCTGTAATCCTCCAGCCATATGTATTTGTACCTGAAACACCCGATAAGTTCGTTGCTGTAACCGCTGTAGGTGCTGATATTGTAGCGTAACTTAGGAGTGTAGCACCAGAGTATCTAACCATTTCACGTGCCTTAGAGACAAGATAAACGTTGCCACCCAATTGCGTACCGCGTACGTCATAACCCGATACCCACGATGCCCCTGTAATTCTTGTATAAGATGCTCCAGATTTCTTAACTAGATATCCCTCATCTGTACTCGATAAAAGCTCGTTTATAAATGTTTCCGGCACTTTATAGTCACCTAGGAACCTTATTCTACCTGTCCCCGAATTGGCGTATAAATCACTACCCCATCTGCCGGTCACAGTCCCACGACCTTTAATCATTATGTTATCGGCGATTGTTAGTTCATTTGGCTTGATTTCTGTAGCGTTAAAAAAATCGTTCCAGCCACCATCCCAGCCCTCCCAGTTAACCTCGAGTTTTTTCTGTGGTGTATATGATGGTGTTCTCCTATCTAAAATAGGCATGTTATCTCCTCCCTATTCGATAACCTCTTCTGCTGTAATAATCCCTTACACGGTTTTCTCCACCGCCACTATTGAGTACATTTTGGTGTTCTAACATAGATGCTAGTATTTTTTCTGCGTCTGCCTTAGCTGTTGGGAATCTTGTGTCTCCCCTGCTTTCCAACACAAAGGCTATTCCACGTTGCACAAGATAATTAGGATTACTTAATGCAGGGATTTGTCCTAGTGATGCTAGACTTGCTGGTAGTTTCTGGTATTTGATCTGTATAGTTGCACCACTTGTTAACCCTTTTGGTATACGTGCAACATAACCCGACTCTCTGTTACCCTCAATATAGAAAACCTCATCCCATGAGTTATACATCTCAAAGTCATTAGGTCTTATCTGTGCGTATTGTCTCGGTCTAGTCAACTCGTCTGAGTCCTCATAAAGAGGTGATTGTGATTTTATAAAATCCGTTGGTAATGCTAAAGACACTGTCGATGCTTGTGTCGCTGTTGCTGTATAGGTCGTTTTGAGTTCGTCCCAATCATAGGCTAAAGCCCAGTCCTCATAAGCGTAGTTAATGAATTTCTTCCTGATATCCAAATCGGTATCCGTTGGTGTTGTTGCGTCCTGATCTACATAGCTCCCTATGCGTTGTAGGATTTCTTCTAGTGTCATACCTCTTAATTGGTATGAGTCGAAATTATTTTCTAGGAATAACTTAAAGAGGCTCGGTTGTCATAAACATTGTCGTAAAACGGGTCGCCATCGGCATATAACACCGTGTTATTTGCTATGGTTATTCGCTTGATCTTCCACGTAGCACTTGATGTGGCTGTTCCAGGTATTGCGTAACCTATGTATGTATAAGTCGCACCAGCGTCTACCCTAACCGTTTGGTCTGCTCTTAGAGTACGTTTAAAACCTTGTCCTGACTCACTATTACCTACGCGTCCGAACTCATAATATTCTGTGGGTAGATAGTCTCTTGATTTTATAGCATTTTTAAGTTCATTTGCTTCTGCCATAATCGTATTTCTTTAACTCGCGTTCTATACTGGCTTTCTCACTATTAAGGAAAGCGTAACGATACATACGTTTGATTTGTGATTCTCCCATTGCGTCCCTGCCGACCTTATTTGATAGGAGCCTTACTTCCCATAAAACATCGTTAAACTCTTTTGCTCCTGTCGATTGCTTGACGTAATCTACAATTGCCGTGATCTCTTTTAAGTATCTTGATGGATCAATCGCACTGTCTCCAACCTCTTTAATGATGTTTTTGAGTTGTGTTTCTTCAAGGGTAAAAGCGTCACCACGAGGCTCTGTGCTTTCAACCTCTGGGACTTTCTCTTTGACTTCTACTTCGTTGTTCTTGATTTGTTTTTTTACGTCCTCTTCGCCTAGCATATATCTTAATTGGTAATAATCACTTCAAGTATTCTAGCCTTGGATTAGGATAGCTGATTCTGTCCATCTCCTTTATAAGATTATGTTCATCCCAGTTCTCAACCCTACCGTGCGTCAATGAATAACTTTTAAGTGTCTGATCCAAAAAGAATTTATACCCCAACTTATCTAGTCTCTGATTAACGTAGAACCCATCCATGCCAAAGCCCCTAAAATCGAGAGCCTCATCAAAGCCACCAACATCATACATAGCCACCCTAGGTACGGATGATAAGTTCCACTCCACATCATTCGGGAAACACTCATAGAATGAACCATTCTTGTCTGTTTCTCTTGGGTCTTTCCATACCATCTCACCTAGTTCGGGGTAGACTGATAGATACTTATTTCCAACTGCTGAAACAAAGCCAATCGGATAGTTCTCATAGTGTGTCCAAAACTTCTCTAGTGCCGTAGGGTCTGCAAACGTGAAGTCTTGCCAACTGATAATCAATTCGCCTTGTGATTCTTTAATAAGTTTGTTGTAAATCCTGTTAAGTGTCCAATACCCTCCCTCAAAATCATCTTTTACCCATTTTACAGCCCGTAAATCAGGATCGAATGGGCTACCGACCAACCATTCCCAATCTTTAAAGGTCTGTCTTTTTAAGGCCAGTAATACGGTTTCTAAGCCCTCTGGACGGATTGTAGGTGTAATTATCGATATCTTCCCCATCTTCCTATTGAAACAATATTAACTCCGTCTTGTGGCTTAATTATTCCCCACGGATCATAGACTGTAGAACCTTTTGGGAACTTGTAGTCTTTGAATTCGTCTTGCTCTTTGTTATCTATGAACAGTTGATCATATGCTCCTAATGGTTCTAGCTTTTTCTTGCGAGTCGAATCTATCTCCCAATAAAAAACAGGCACACCACCTAATTCATTATTCTTCATGTCTTGGTTACAAGCACTTGGTGGTAAGAATATGGCTAGATCAAGCCCACTAACCGCCTCATGATAGACTTCGTGACCTAAATTTTTGAATGCTCTTTCTAAAAAGTACCCCACTGGGTCATATGGGTTATCTTGATATTTATAGCTTAGAAATACTTTTGCCATGATATGCTTGGTGATAACCACGCACTCTCCATATGCGTTGCAAGCGAGGGTGTAGGTTGAACTAAAGTATACTTTTTCGTTAGCTCCTTCCACATGGGCTCATCAGCCCAGCCGTATTTCTTCATAAGTTCGATATTCATCTTTACCAGCTTTCCATGAGTCGCAAATGTTAATGTAGTTGAGGGAATACTGAACCAGCCATCCTTAGCTGTCTCTTGTCCCCTGTTAATCATTTCTGGATGTTCATAAGGGGTTACAAAGTCAAACTCGTCTAAAACACCTACCATCTGTCCTGCTGTTGGTAGAAAATAATAGTCATCTTCGACGAAAAATACTTTGTCATCCACCTCTGTTGCTAAATCAAGTTGTCTATAATAACTGTCTCTATTGCCTGAATCCCAATCAAGAGTTCGTAATATTTCGGCTGTATGTTTAAGTGAACACGCCTTAACTAAATCTACAAGTTCAAATGTAGGTTTATCTATAATAAAATGCACTTCGATATCGGGGAATGCTTTCACAAACGAGCCTAGACATAGCTTAATTAGATCAAACTTAGAACACTCAATAGGTCTTGGCTTATTTATACTCGGTATTGAGGTCATCCGATAAAATGCTTTCATAGATTACGCCCCCATTTCTCATTAAACTTACGCCTGTTAGTTTCCCTCCATACATTCATGTTATCTATCTTGTGTAGTGTGTTCCCGCCCTGTGGTGGATGTGAGAAGTCAACCGAATCTATAGGCTGTCTCCTAAATCCCTTAGACTCAACATTCGCCCAAAAATCGTTGTCATCATAGTAGGCCTGCTCGTAGGTCTCGTCGTAGCCACCTGTTACCTCGAATATCTCCCTTGGGACACAGAAAACGTGTGCGTGAAATGGTATCTGATTACCATTAATCTTAGGACACGTAATAGCGGACTTAACACATAAATCACTAAGATCACCCGATTGATAGACTGCGTCGTCATTAAGAATAAGGATGTAATCGCCTTTAGCCATTCGCATGCCTTGGTTAATCTTCTCCCCTAACCACGATTTTTTTGAGGAAATAATAATCGTTTCATCAACCTTACCCTGCAAAGACTTAAAGCAGTCCACAAGCAAAGGCTCGTCTGGATTGTAATTAGTAATTACAGCACTAAGCATTGCTCATTCTCCTTTTAATCTCCGTTGTAGAGATTGATTCAGTATAAGGCACATAAATGAGATCTATCTTCATATCATCGAGCCACGCTTGAGTTACCCCTATTTGTGTATAATAGTCTTTCTTCGCCCAATCAGAGCCAACAACCAGAAAATCAGGTCTTATATCCATTAGCAACGGCTTAAGTGTCTCGTTGCCGTAGTTCTCTATGACGGTATCTACCCACTTGCAGGCTATAACGTTTTGACACCTCTCATAATAACTAAGTACCGGCGGTCTACCTTTATATTTTTGAATAAACGCATCCGTGTTGATGCCTACAACTACTTTCCCATTTCCGACAATCTTTTTGCACCTCTCAAAGAGTCGATAATGCCCGTAATGTGTAAGATCATATGTCCCTACAGTTAATATTGTTTTCACTTAAAATGCTCCTCCCATTTAGAGGCGATTAATGGCCACTCAAACTGTTTAGCAAACTCCTTTCCTTTCTCCGATTCCTCTTTCCAGCGTTTCTCGTCTTTCATTAAAGCAATTAGTTCTTTCTTGTATTTGTCGAAGTCCTCATCAAAGTAAATGTCACCATCAATCTTGACTCCTGAACCTACAGTCTCTTTAAGTCCTGCGAGGTTAATAACAACTGGCACAACACCGTCTTTTTGACAATCCAAAGCGGTTATGCAATTTGTCTCCGTAAAATCGGTAGGATAAGCCCATATACCACAACTTTGGCGTAGTTTTGCGAGTTCAGTCTTATTAAGCCTGCCGTGTTCCTTGATTCCGTCTTGAGACATAAGTTTAACCATCTTAGCTTTCCAACTCATGCGTTCTGGATTATTCTTGAATGTTCCGTCAAAAAGCGTCCAGCCGTAACAAACATCTAGTGTTGCATCTGGTATTTCTTTCTTGATATCCGCCCACATCTTTAAAAGGTGAATTAAACCCCTGTCATAGCTCGAGCCATAGAATAGTTTGTGTTGTTTCATAAGATCCCGTTACTAATCACTATTGCCTTTGATTCCGGTAGTTTAGGAACGTTGTTTCTGTGATATTTGCTCTTGAAAAAGACCTTATCCACTCTATCCATACGCTTTTCTGTGTAATCTAATTGACTGGCTACATCATGCAAATCTAAGAATAGTCTCTTGGCGTCTACATCCCGCTCTAGTAAATGTGGTGATCTCCACAAGATAAGTATGTTGAATTTGTCATGCCAGTTGAGCTTGTACCAGTGTTTCCACTTAACCCCTGCTGGGCTTGTGCTTTCCTCTTCGACATCAGCGTATACAGTCACGTCGTAACCCTTTTTAGCCCATTCGTCTGATAAACAGATTACGGCTGTCTCTGAACCTCCGATTCCGGTAGATAACGACCTCCAGTCCCACTTCTCAAAGTGTTCCATACCAAATGAGGCAAAGTAAACGATACTCTTCTTGCCCCATTTCTTAGCTGTAGCTGGTGAATTAGCGATCATCTGTGCAAAAGGCAAGTTTCCTAGTACCGGTGGTAATATGTTCAGTATCTCTGGCACATACTTGTCGAAGTTGTGATTTTTAAGCCATAAAGCATACTGCACGAGGTTATTGGCAATATCATTGGCTTCTTTTTGCTCTTTGGTCATCTCATACATACGATCTTCGTCTGCACCGAGTAATTTGACTCTAACATCAGCCCAATATAAAGCGTCGTCAACGTCTCCTCGTTTCTGTGCGTCTTTAAGTTTAAGCGTTGCCGATAAGTATTTAATCTCAAAAGGTTCGTGTATCATTGCGTCCGCGTCTGGTAACTTCTTCTTAACTGCTGTGTCTAGCCATTCACGAGCAAACTCGTCTTGTCCCGCTTCAAAATAGGCGTTAGCAAGTCTCAAATACACCATTAAGTTACGAGGATATTCATAAGTTGCCCTATGATAAGTCTCTATCGCTTTAGCTAGGTTCTTTTGTTTCTCAAAACACATCCCTAGGTACTCCATAGCATCTGATCGTTCAGCATCCCAACCACTAAGCTCCATGTATTCGTACAATAAAGCCTTTGATTTCTCTATATATTCAGGCGTAGCAATATCAAAATACACCTTAGCGAGGCTGTAAAGTGTTCTAGGGTCTTTGTGTTTCTCTTCTTCGACCTGTATCTCTAGTATCTGTCGGTTTCTGATGAGTGCTGTATCTATTCTCTGTTGATCCGTTAAATGTACCCATACACACTCACGGCCGTCTTTCATGTTCCATTCTTTCTGTTTGAGTTTGTAGTTAGGGTCAAGTGGGACAGCTACCTCGTGTAGTCTTGATACCCACTTATAAGTATTAGGTTTAAGTAATCTCTCTCTAATTTGCGTAATAGCAACGTCTGTAGGCTTCCCTGTTCCTCTGTTATAGTGAAGTGCGTACCAGTAAGTGAAAAAAACACCGTCTAAGCCCTCTTTTATACCGATTTCTGCACACTTCTCTAGCTCAAAGCCATTGTTAATAATATCGTCAGTGTCAGCCCATGTAAGATAATCATATTCTTTATCAACTAAGCTAAATGAGACATTCCTAGCCTCTGCAAAGTTAGCAAAGACCTGTTTACCATCTATCTCTGCGTATATTAATGGGTGCGTCTCAGGATTTGTAGAGATTGATTTACCTTTATACTTCTTAACTATCTCGTGTATCTTAGAATGTTCTCCGCTTGTGCCTGTTACAGCTACATAAAGCCCAGCCATATAAGGCATAAAAGAATTAAGACATCTCTCTAGCATTACGCTTTCGCTGTCGTCTTTAGAGATCATACATAGTGCAATACGTGGTTTCATATTTTGTTTCCTAAACTAAAATCTCCTATTTCGTTTGGTAATCGTTTGTAAAAGTCTTTGTCAAATCGTTGTTGTGGAAAAAAACTCTCTAGTAAGAATAAGAACGTGTCAGGTACGTTCCCTAAGTGTTGGATAAACCCTCCGCCCTCTTCTTTAACTCCGTATTTGTTCGTCTTGTAGCCGTCGTTATAGCCCCTCATCTCTCGCATAAAGGCTTTGTAGTGTGATTCTTGGTTGGTTTTCCAGTATTTCCAGAGTATACGGACGAAATCCCAGTCTTTCGGTGTGTGGATATAACCGCTCCTGTCGGTCTGGTTATATAACTCCATGATCTTATCTATTGTTTTGAGTTCGCCCATCCTAACTTCCATGAAATCCATTGCCGTGATTGTCTACCCTAAAATCGACCTCACGCAAGTAACAAAAAACCCCCTATTGCTAGGGGGCTTAATGAACCTGTCTCTACCGATTATTAGTCAGCTTCGATACGGTAACCTGTTCTCTTTGCAGAGGACTTTTCTGCTAAGGATTCTAATGTAAGTTCAGTAATATACTGTCCTTTTTCATAGTCTCCGCTAACAGCTAATGGTTGCCACTTTGGTTTCCTTAAGTACGAGACTCTGAACATATCTTCGTTAATAAGATATACAGTTGCTGTACCGCCGGTTTTTCTCACATCTTTGTGAGGTACGATCTTGATCTCACCAGTTGAGCCTTGGAAAGTCTTAATGTTTCTATAGACTTTATCTGTCTCGTTGACATAGTTGGTTATATTTGTCGTGAAGCCAGAGATTTTTCTTGCTACTCCCATAGGGACTAACAATGTTTTGCCCATAAATCCACCATCGACATTATCCCAGACACTCTGCATGATATCTTCGAGTTCCGTTACGCTCATTGAAGTACCTGATGATCTAGCTGTGACGTTTGATGAAATAACTCCATCTAATCCGGCCATGCCTCTTGCGACTCCAGATGAACCCGAGACTTTCGCCCCGTTAACTAATGCGAACTCGATATCTTGGACCAATTGTTTCATAGCGATCTCTTTTTGATGAGCCATTGGATCTCTACCTGTAGCCGTTGAGACTTCAGATTCGGTTCCTGTAACTTGGACGACTCTTGAGAGTATCGCGGTTACGTTGTCTGATCTAGTTGGAGCTGTATGATCTACCACTGTTGCATCTGCACCCTCAGCTTTGAATGTGACTGAAGTCGCTCGTGAAATGTGGAGTATTGGCCATTGATGGACTGTCTGTTGTGCTGACGATTGTCCTAAATTCGAGTAAAGGTAATTACCACCCAAAGGTGATATATCTTTTAACAAGGAAATTAGATCTTCTCGTCTGCTGGTATCGTCAAATGTTTGTAATCCGATTGCCATTGTGATCTCCTAAAAATAAACACTATAATCCAGCACGTCTTATACGTTCCTGTAAGGCTGTTGAGTCTCCGGAACGTGTCTTAACTCTTAAATCGTCAAGGTCATTTGCTGGTTCTCTCTTTTGGGTAGGTGCGGTATTAGCGATGGCTCTAGTAGCTTGGGATTGTTTATATCCCTCGACTGCTTTTTGCTTCTCGACTTCTACCTTTTCCTGCGTGATCGTTGGCTTATAAAAATCAGCGATCTCGTCGGCCACTTCTGCAAGTGGTTTCTCTATACCCTCAGAAAAATATCTGACCATGCGATCCCTAACCGCTTCGTAAAACTTACGATCGTGTTGGGGGCTTCTAGGGTCTAAGTACGGGTGTTTCAAATGTGCTTCCTGCACCATTCTCGACTCCCTTTCTTTGACATTAGAAAGAGCTAGTTCTTCCGCTCTTCTCGCTCTATCATTAGCTTCTTTCAAAGCCCGATTGAGTGTGTTTACATCGACATATCCGTTTTGATCTACGAAATCAGTTTTGATTTCTTCGGTCTGACGTTGTGTCAAATGTGACGGAAGATAATCAGATAAGTCGTTTTGACTACCTTTGGCATCTAGGGCTTCTTTAAGTTTTCGATTCGCTTCTTTGAGCTTCTCGAACTCCTTACTAGTTCGCTCTGATACGCCGTCTGGTAAAGATCCCTCTACTTCAGGACCCATCTCCGATTCCACTTCTTCTGTGCTAGGCAATGGCACTTCGTTGTTCGGTAACGACTGATCCACTACTTGTGGGTCGTCTTGCCCTGTGACTTGGTCTTGGTCACTCATATATGTCCTTTCATGCTCTTAAATAAGGGATAGAGCATCATCCCGACCTTATCTCTTAATTGGGTGTGTGGTTGTTGGGTTTTCTACATTCCAGCTCTGATACGTGGATCGAGCCTTAGTGCTAATGGTTTAGATTGCACTTTGAATGGTTGAATATTGATCTTAGGTTGCTGTACCTTTGGTGCGATGTTTCCTAGTTGTACTGGTTTAAGTTGTTGAAAATTAGGTGCTTTAATAGCCTTGATCTTAAGTTTTTGTGCTTTCTTCTTGCTCCCGGAAGCTTTTTTGGTCTTAACTCTTGCCTGTTGTGACTTTAATATACTAATCAGTTTATTAGCCTCTTCTGCTGTCAATTGTTCATCCTCATAAAGTTTGTATATCTGTGTGATACGCGTGCCTATCTTGCTGTAATAGCTAGACCTAGCCTTTGTATCTAGCTCTTTAAGTCCTGTTGGCGTAGGTTTCGTGATCGGTTGTGATAGATCGATGACGGTTTCTGAGCCTGTCTCGGGATTCTTTAGTATAAACACACCCTTGCCAGCTACTTTTGCCGTTTTTGTCGGGTTTTTGGTAGTTTCAGCAGTTTTTTTACTAGCTAAAGACGCAACATAGTCTTTGGTTTTCGCCGATATTGGTTCACCCACACCATTATCTGCTATAAACTGCCTAATCTGTCTTTGTGCTTCTTCTTTGTTTATCTTTCCACTGTCTAACTGTCGCCAAAGCTGTTTTTCTAATTTGTCTTTTACTGCTTTTATCTTTGGATCAGTCCCTAATAGGTTTTCGGGTGAGTTATCTCCTCCTAGTGATAAAGGTATTATGTGGTCATATTCCAAACCATTATCTCCGGGGTTTATATTCGTTTTTCTCTCGAAGATTAAAGCGTCATTGGTTATCTTACGCATAACTTCTTCGGTGAAAATAGCCTTAATGGTATTTTGTGGGTCGACTGTGATACCTTTGGCGGCTAGAGATATCTTGTCCATTATCGTCTTAGGTGCTTCTGGTGACTGTTCCCTGCTATTACTAAATCTAGGTGCTGTTGCTTCTTCTTCTGCTAGCAGTTTATCTATCTGTTTTGTGGTAAGTCCTGCCTCATATAAGTCGTTTAACTTCTTGCCTCCTCTAACTTTCACAAACCTACTCTGTATGTCAGATGTCACACTTCTACCCCCTACTTGTTCTTGCGGGATAACACCCTGATTAGCTAGCACCCTATCCGATAGGTTTAAAAGCTGTCGGCCCGTACCTGCGCCTGATGAGCTTACAAAATTCTCTACCTTTAAGGGTGATGTATTCAAAACCCCACCAATTATGCGAGCTGTACCACTTGTTTTATCTCTTACTTGTTCACTGGCTGGCAACTTAGTCATGTACGAGGGTACAATATCTTCTCCTGTGTAGAAGTTCTTATTTAAAATAGGCTCAAGACCTAGTTTTAATCCTTGTGGTGTAAACTGGTTCGCAAGTTTTCTCACCGAGTCGCCATCTGTGGGCAACTCAAAAGAAGTGCCTGCTGCTGAAAGATCGCTCAATACCCGCATAGCTTCTTGTGGGTTCGCACCAGCCCCCTCTATCTGTCTCCTGATGATACTACCCAAATTAGCAAGTCCAGGCGTTATAGGGATCTTAATCGCATCATAATTACCGTTCTCGTCTTTTACAGGCTTCTCAGGCATTATGATAATGTTTCCCTCTTTTTCGTAGTCTTGTATATCCTCATAGGCCGCCTTTCTTTCATAGTTTGAAACGTTCCAAAGTGTCGCTGCCGCTATAGGCGTACCCACGAATGCTGTAAATCTTAGAGACGTACCCTTAGGATCTGATATAAACGACTGTCTAAGTGACCTTGCCCCCTGTATACCTGCATTAAAGAAAGGAATTACAGCGTTCAATACTTTCCCGTACTCCCCTTTCCTAGCGAAGTTGGCCGTATTTGTTCTCGACGCTGCACCAGCCATTAATTCGGCATCGGCTAGTGTCCTGCCCTCTTTTAGCAGTGCGTTTTTAGTACCGGCATACTGTTGTATTCTTGTTAGATTCTCGGTGGTTCCCACTATGTCCTCTAAAGCTCTAAATAATTGGCCAGGGTTAGTTGCTAGATATTTGACCTTGCTTGCCACGTTTTTATTGCTCCTAATACTAGCTATAGTGCTTGGCGCTGACCCTCTAGCTATATCAAAACTGGTGAAAGAAGAACCAGACCTTATCCAATCTGCATAAAGATTGTCGTGCTTAACCGCCGAGAATAAGGCCTTAACAAAGTTAATGGGGTTAATTATCGATGTCGACAAGGGTTTTTTAGAAATTACCGAGGCTGTTAGCTGGTCTTTGACTAAGTTCCCTATAATAAAAGGAACATTCACGCCTGTTGCTCCTAACTGTAAAACTCTAGCTGGCACAGCTATTATCTTTAAAGCTTTAGATAACTGATCCGCATTCAAGTCTTTGGCTGCAGCAGCTATATCCGGTGATACCTCATAGGTCTTTTTCACTCCATTATCTAAAAATGACACTGTGTGTTTAGCCCCGATAGTACCTTTAACCTCTTTGCCTGGGATAATACCGTTTTTAATGTAACCACCAAGCATTCTAGCCCCCTTGTTACGTTCTCCCTCTCTAAATGCTACGCCTGTACTCTCAAGCAAGCTTTCAAGTGGGTTAACTATCTCCCTTTCTGAACCTTTCAGTCTTTTAACTACATTTTGTGAGCCTATGGAAGCTGGCCCACCTCTACCACTAGGTGATTTAAGTGCTGATTGCTCTACTTCTGTGAATATTCTCTTTAAGGGTACGTAGTTCGGATATTCTTTAGCTAAGGCATCAGACAAGTCCTGTGATATTAAGCCGCTTTCTACTAAATAGTTTCTTAACTTGGCGTTATATGCGTAAATCTGTTGTGCAACTGGCTCGTATTTACTACCTAGTGACTCTATCAATTGCTTGTCACTTGTTAAGTCTCTACCCGTCCTTATACCCTTTGAGGAGACATCTGTGGCCTGTTTAGCTATTAAATATTGATTTAATCCATCTAGGTTGTCTGTGTTCTTAATTACATCGGCCAAACCGTTGTCTTTTATGAATTGTGTACCCAAGCTATCCGCTCTTAACACTTTGTCTATCTGATAACGTATGTCCTGTTGTGGAAGTATCTTAAACTTACCCGCCTTTTCGGCTCTGTTTAAAGCTGTTTCTATCGGTGTAGTAAAGTCCTCAAACTTAGTCTTAATAGACTGTAGAGTATTATCTGCTTTAGTTTTAAAGGATATATTATCTGGAGTTATGCTCTGTTTAGCAGCTTGTTCTCTGATGTATTGGTCGGTATTAAACTCAACTTTGCCAGCTGTGTCTCCAACGATGCCCGCTTTCATGCCTAATTTCCTAGCCATTTGCCTATTCTTGACTATCTCTCGATACGCGTTATCTATAGCCTTTTGGTATTGTTTGATTGCTGTCTTACTACCACCCGATTCACTTAATGATTTGATTTTTTGTTCTAGTGTCTTTATGTGTTCTTGGATGTTCTTATTTTTTAGTGCGTATACGTTACCATCTATGCCCTCAACACGTGGTCTATTTGCTCCGCCTGTAACTGCACCTATCCCGACATCTAAAAGTGCGTCTGTTGGTGTGTAGTTCTTAATCCCTAGGCTACGGTTCATTATCATGCCCTCTGGGATAGACAATAGACCTGTGACACCTCTGTTAATCACACCTCTCGTTGCAGGATTTACTATGTTTTGCCCAAGTCTGCCTGCTGTGTTTGTTATTAGTGGGTTAGTAATCCCGCTTACCATTCTTATTGGTGCATACGCTGATATTCCCTTGGTAGCACCCTCAAATGGGTCACCACCAAAGAGTTTGCTAACTCCTGCTCCGATTGTCCCTTGTGCAGCTATACCCGGAGTTGCTCTTAGCATATTTCCTGCGATGCTACCGCCTCCTAGGACACCTGCCGTTGTGAAAGCTGGTAAAGATGCACCTGTTAACCTTGCTACTTTGCCACCTACTGTTTGTGGTGCGTTAGCAACTTTATCTCTAAAGATTAAGCCCATACCGGGCATTGAACGTAAACCCTCTAAGCCTTGCGCTACATAACCCCTTGCGGAGTTTTCCGGAGCTTGTTTAGCGAGTTGTGCGAATTGTCTATTGGATTGTTGGAACTCTCTGCTTGTTGGGACAAATGTTTCTTTGAATGCTGTGCCTGCACTATTGCTGAGACGTTGATTAAACTTTGATACACCTGTAGCCCCCTGTGAGAGACCACCTAACATATTTAATGCGTCGTCTTTAAGTTTGGAAAATCTTGCCTTTAATGCGTCTTGTACACTTGCCATATACTCCTTAATTGGTTAGTTATGGGTGTGTAATTCTATGGTCCGTAGCCGTAGATGTCGTCGTAGGATTTCTTTTTACCATACGCACCCGTTGCTGTTGCTAATGGATCAGAACCATATCCCATTGCGTTGTTATATGCGATCTCTTGTCCTGATGCGTCTAAGTTAGAGCTAATGTTGTCAACTCCTGCTTGTGCTGTACCTACTGTGCCACCAAAGTCATTAACGAGTTTGTTGTATAGTGCTTGTAGTTCACTGTCTTTCAATGCACTATCCGACGCGACACCTGATTGTAGTTCTCTTGTGTATTTATTAATATCAGCGACTTCTTGTCGGTATTCTCTTAATAGATTGATCTTGTCAATCTTTTTGCTCTGTTTAGTCTGGTATTCCATTTGGTCTATCTGGGCTAACTTGTCTCTGAAGTTAAGTTCTGCCTGTGTGATTGCTTGTTGTTTTTGACTCTCAATCTCGTTTAGCTTAACGTCACGCTCTCTTTGTACGTTAACGATCTGCTTTTCTATATCTCCTATTTGAGCTGAGACCTGTGTTCTTATATCTCCAAATTGTCGTGCTTGATCTCGTGCTAATAACTCGCTCGATGCTTGCCCTGCACTAGATAATGCACCACTACCGAACACCTGTTGATTACGTGAACCTAATTCACCATATAAGCGTCTTGCTGAATCCAAAGCGTTCTCACCTTGTGCTTGTGCTTGAGTTGTTAGGCCTTGTAAATTAGTAACAGCTTCGTCTGCTGATGCTTGCACTCGTGGTTTCAAACTTTCGTAAGGATTTGACGCTAGTTTTAAAATATCACCCTTGGATTTATTTAAGTTATCTCTCTGCTTACCTATATAGTTCATTATGTCGTCATAGATGCTATTAACCTCTGATTGTTGTCTCTCCATCTCTTTTTGTGCCTCTGATTTACCGGAACCCCCACCTGACGAACCTGATGATTTGTCCTTTGTTTTGGGTGTCGGAGCAGGAGCCTGTGTTTTATCACCGAGAATATTGCCCTTAGGTGCTGGTGGACCATACACGACCGGTTTTGATTTTGGAATTGTGATATTCTTTGCCTTTTCCACAACCGCCATAGATTTATTAATCATGTCAGTTGTAGCCTTTGCTTCTTCAACGGATTTCTTATTACCGCCGAACTTTTCAGTTATTTGAAATTCTGGTAAACCCCATGAGCCTGTCCCTGCATATGGCATGTTATAATATATACGTGAAAAACCTTGTAAAATACTTACTAGCACTTACCGTACTAGGGTCTTTTCTCGCTTATCTCTTTATTGGTAAATCCCAAGCACAGTTTTCTATTGCCCCTACTACCGACACTACGAAGCCATATATGTTTAAGTCAGAAGAAGCCGTTGCTCCCGTGTATACACTACAAACACCGGTCGAATTAGATGAATATGTCATCTATGAACTAGTCAACAAGGAGCGATCTAATCATAAGCTTAAAGAACTAAGGCTTGATCCCGCACTTTGTGAATACACAGAATTTAGACTAAGCCAAATTAAGGTCAATTTCTCTCATAATGGTTTTAAACAAACATCACTCCAATATGTACAAGAAAATAATCTAAAACAGGTTGGGGAAAATCTCGTTAAGGACTACGCATCCGAGAGTGCAACAGTTCATGACTGGATGAACTCACCAACACATAGGGAAAACATCCTCGATGCGACCTATAAAGACACCTGTGTCCGCTGCGATGGTCAGTACTGTGTTCAGATCTTTGCTACGAAGTAACTTACCACGTATTACGACCTCCCCCTTATAACCCCCTCTTTCTTCCCTATTCCCAGTCGCCCCATCCGCGTCGTCTCTCTTATTCTTTTCTTACCCCCTTTCTATTCCCTAAGCTCCTGCGTATTCCTAGATCTAGAGAGGTGAGCTACTGTTCTTTAAGCTCACCGTGTCTCTCTGAGTCTGAGGTTTCCGCTTTTGATTGCTCAAAAGAGTCACTTCTCTCAGGTATATAGTCGGGTCATGACAATTCTTTTACACCTATCACGGTGACCGTATACCATAAAGTCAAGTTCACGATAGATACAATTTTTTACTCAGTTTTCTGGAACTTCTTGTTTGCTTCTTTGATAGGAAACTTACCCTCCGGGTCAAAGAACCCTAGACCACATTTAGTACACTCAACGTTTAAACCCATGCGTACAAAGTTGTGTTGACAGCCCTTGATCTCACCTAGATTGAACACTTTATCGTTGATTATGACCTGTTTGTCCTCCATTATGCTCTCCTTATGTTAACTCGGTGACTTAAAATGTCTGCTAACATGATCTGTTCACGCTTACGGATCGTTTCTATGCCTAAACCTAGGATATGTGCGATCTCTGATAGTGTTCTTGGGATCCCACCTGTCACTCCTAGCCTTAGTTTGATGATTGCTCTATCTTTTGGGTCGTATTTGGAGATAAGTGTGTCTAAATAGTCGCGTCTTACTTGCATTTCTTCTTGTAAGATCTCATTTCCGAGTATTTCATCTTCCATTTCTAAAGTATCGGGTATCATATCCGCGTAACCTTTAGCATCTTCGTTGAAAATCGACTCTGTGAGGTCTACATTACGGTAATCACAAGCACTTTGGAGTGCATCTAGCATGTAAAAGTAAACATATGTAGTAATAGACATGGATTGTTTGACCTTTTCGGGGTTAAAGTTCCTAGTTGCTTTCATTAGTCCTATGTGTGCTTCTTGTACGAGGTCGTCAAACTCGATTAACCGGCTGTATTTTTTAGCATATTTATCAGCGTAGTACTTAAATAGTCCGTCAAAATGGTCGTGTAACTTTGCTTGAGAGGCTCTGTTCCCCTCTTTGGTCTCTTTGATAAGCTGGATTACTTGATCCATCTCCATTTTTTGTCCTCCTGTTTAGATTTGATGTTTTGGATGATTTTATCCTGTTGGTTTAAGATCTCGATTACGTTTTTGACTACTTCAGTACCACCTCTCGCAAAGGTATAAGCTAGAGTCAGTGACTCGTAGTCCTTATACTCCTTGGGGTTGGGGTAGCATCGCTTCTCCTCCGCCAAGAGGATTTGCAGGAAGTCCGACCATCCCCTGTGCTGGATTAACTCCAGTAACCTCTGGGCTTTGTCCAGTTGCTCCTGCTGTGATTGGGTTAACTTCGACTCGTTCAAAGAACTTGTCTGCGTCTTGTAGTCCATTATCTTCTAATACTTGTACTAATAAGTCTTTGATCTTAACTTTCTCCTGTTCGACTTGTAACATTCCTTGTATTTCAGGAGTCATTAACATCTCAAGTGCTTTACCTCTACCAGCTTTGTTTGCTTCGTTAGCGTTCAAAGCCATTGATTGTACACTTGGTATATAGTCATACACCCCATCTACGTCCTCAGGCAATAAGTAAAGTTCACCACTCTCACCACGTTCATCGATCTTTAACTTGGGTTGGATGTCGTAATTTGCTGGGTCTTGTTCTTCAGGGTTCATTATTACAGAATGTTTATAACTCTTACCCATATCAAGCATCTGGTTCATTGCAAAGTCACTCATCTCACCATCTGTTTCGTTGATCATGCCCCTTACTTCATCTAGTACCATAGGGTCTAAGATCTCTTGGTCTAGTTCCATAGCTTGTAGATCTTTGATCGCTGATTTACCCACAATCCTTAGTATGTGCATCTTTTTTGTTGGGTCATCGAACAAGAACTGCTGGTTGTTAAGTAACCAGAGTAACATCTGATCTTTCAATGCTTGTTCCAAGTAGATTTGGTTTTGTTGGTCTCTTGATAACTTCTGTCTCTCTGATGCTCTGACCTCTGTTGCGGTCTTATCTGTAGCAAACGGGTCTCCAACTCCAACACCTTGGCTCATCTCGCCCATAGCTGTGTTATATGCGTTTAAAAGAGCTGAATATATTGTTTGGAAGTTAGACATGACATCGCTTGCGGACACCATCTCTTGTACGTTGTTAGTAGAGTCACCTACTATCCATTGTGCGTTTGGCCCCCATTCGATTGTGTCCATTCTCACTGTTTGGTTGTTAGCAATCTTGACTGGTGGTCGTTGTCTTAGGTTAATCTCATCGATCGTACCACATAGTAAAGCCGTGATGGCTCTCCATACTGGTAACACTGGCTCGACTTCTGACTCACCATAGATATCGTCGCCGACACCGTAATATCTTAATTGGATAACCGGTATTCTTTTATGTTTATAAGGGTTAGGGACGTCTCTTATGATGATTCCTAACCTTGGACAAAACGTAATCCATCTATCTTTTCTGTATTCTGTAACAACCTCGAGTGTTGGGAATGCTGTATCTGATCCGACCCTATCCTCTAAGCCTTTCATATCTTTAACTACAGAGTCATACTTAGCGTCCCTACGGTCTCCGTTACCACCCTCTTGGAGTAGGTCTTTGACTGCACTTAGGTTGATATACATAGGCTCCGGACTTGATTCGTTCTCTTCTTCTAACTCACGGTATGTTTTCCACTCTCTGACCTGTACCCAGTTAGCGTTTTTAACATGGTTTGCTGTGTAATCAACAACAACATCTCTATTGTCTAGGACTTTCATTTCGTTGCCATCAAATATACGCTTACCGTCTGATTCCTCGGTTCTCCAGTATACTAAAGCAAAGGATGCACCAAACAAACGTGTCTGTACGTCCATTAACGCCCATTTCTCTAGCATCGAGCCACCTAACTCTGCGTTGTCCCATTGAAACTCTAGTAATGCGTTGTTGAGTTTAGCTTTGATCATGTCACCACCCTCTCTTGGTACGAGTCGGCCTCTTAGTTTACCGTTGAATAGTCTAGCGTTCTTCTCTAGGATTGTTGTTCTGATAAGTGGAATAGACACCATTGATAGATAAGGCCATGTAGCCTCGTCTAACTTGCCGTAATATGCTTTGATTGTGTCGTTCCAACCGTTCTCTCTTAGTCTGCGTTGGTCGTTGTCGATCGTTCCCTTTTGGTAATGATCTAAGAGAATAGGTAATATAGACTCATTTTTAGTGGATTTCTTGGCCATAACTCTTAATTGGGTATAGAGTGGCGTTCTTTTCTATGTATCTTTGGCTAGCTTGTTTATGATCCTCTCGACTGATTTCTGACCCCTTGATTCGTTCGGTAGATACATCGTCTCCATGGTAGCTATGATTACCTCGTAAGCCTTGTTAATAAGTGGTAGTACACTCGCACCACTCGCCATCGATGCGACTATCGTGTAAGTCTCGTATGTCCACTTACTTATCTTCTGGAACTCTTTGAGATCTATCTGTGACATATTTCCCACCCACATTTGGAACAAATAAAACGGACTCGTTTCCTGCGGATCTCTTCGTATAAAACACTCGTCTTATCTGGTCTTATGATAACCACATTCTCTACGTCAATAGTGTGATCTGGGCACGGTGTATCTGATATCTCGGTCTCATGGAGTTCTCTCCAGACTACATTCTTTGATCTACCCATAAATTCTGGGAAAATATTTAACTCACGCGTTATAGACTTTACTTGATTTTCCATTTGTCAAATTTCTTTGGAACGAAACTATTTACACTACTAACTCCGTCTATGTTCACAAAGTAATACTCTAATGCCCTCATAGCATGAGAATACTCGTCGTGCATAGGTATCTCGTTTGATTGATTGATAGCTGTGTTGCTCTTCTCGGGGTATCTGTAGTTAAGTATGCAATCCCTTAGCCTTGTTAGCTTGTTGTCCACAAATAGACTCGGCATATACTTATGCGTGACTCTTACTTGATCGGGTATCTGCACACCATCTTTTGATCTGATAAAGATACCCGACCTTGAGTATTCTTCAATAGGACTTGTACCTGTAACAATGGATCTAGCTTTACCCGCAGGATCGCCCGTGAACATCTCTGGTTCTTTGTATGGCTTCCCCCTGATAACTTGAATAAAGTGTGCTATATCAGCGTTAGATGTCTCATAATGGTCTATAATCCTAAACTCTCCACCTTGTCGCTGTAACCATATGATAGATGTCGGATCATTCACCCCAAAATCCATCGTAACGTGTACTGGTAAATAAGGATCGTATTGAATCGGTATGAACTGTTTGACAAAATCCCATTCCTTATACACTTGGCCACTAACCGATACAAACTGTGCCATGTACTCTTGGTTGAACTCGTCTAATGTCCCCGTGCGTTCAGCTTCTAACTTAACCTTGTCTACCTCGTCTGCTAAGATAAAAGGATTGTCATAAGTGCTAAACCTAAACGACTCAAAGTCACTATCATGTTGTGCTTGATTGAATAGATCATAGAAGTGATTGAACCCTTTGGGTGTACCAATAAACAATGCTTGACCTCTGCTATCAGTAAGTGTAGGCCTCAAGACCTCTCTCCATATCGTATCCCATCCACTCATAGAGGCAACCTCATCAACAACGAGAAAGTCTATCCTTAGCCCTCTTAGCGACTCAATGTTCTCTGAACCTCTTAACCATATATCCGAAGTCTCACCATTAACACATCTAATCTTTAGCTCTAGTCTTGTTTCATTTGGCGTTTCAGCCCATGCCGGTCTTGTAATCTCTTTAAGCATAGCCCATGCAATATCCCTAGCTTGTTTGATCGTAGGTGCAATGTAAACCACTTTGCTTTTAGGTCTATACATAGCAAACCCCAACATTTCCCATACAGACAAAGTTGTTTTGCCAAATCTTCTACCTGTTACACAAACTCTAAACCTTGCCCTAGAGTCTACGATCTTCTGTTGTGCCAAGTGTAGTTCCGGTGTTTCCATATCTGTTAATCACGCCACTAGGTACTATTACTATATTGTTCTGCACGTTTGTCTGCTGTTGTGCGTTCTTAAACTGTCTCTTCTCTAGCCACCACTTCGCAGTATCAACACTTCTACCCTTAACGATGTCATCTACAACAACATTCTTTGCCACTATATCAGCATAATGCTGTGCTGACGCCATTTTTGTTGCAAAACCCTCATTTTGTTCCAACCACCTATAATATGTTGTCTTGTTTATGCCTGCATAAGCACACGCCTCTTCTACTGTTCCACCAACCTTGAATATGCTGTCAAGTTTCACAACTATCTCGTTGTCTAATTTGCTTGGTCTACCGCCTAAATTCTTGGTGATATGCTTACCCATTCTTCCTCCTTTCCTATAAACTTTGCATATCTTTTACGAATCACGTCACAATATTTAGGATCAAGCTCCATCATGTAACAGGTTCTATTTAATTGTTCACAAGCTATTAGGGTTGAACCACTACCACCGAATAAATCTAATACTGACCCACTGCTTAATGTCTTTATTGCAAGTGCCGGTAATTCCACAGGTTTCTGCGTTGGGTGGGAATAGGTCATTGAACCATCTTTTCCAATACTCCAAACACTCCCAAGTCTTTTACCTGTAATTTTGTTCCCTCTGTTATACGCTAGAATAATCTCATAGTCTGTCAACAGACTATGCTCTAAATCGCCTATACCTCCTCCTCCCTTATCCCAAATAATCATATTTGATAATTCACCTATTTCACTCCCTATTTCTAACCATTCGCCCAAAACCTTCCATGTCGTACAGAATAACAACCATCCCGTTGAAAATGTAACCGCTGGGGCAATCCAATCTGTAAGCATCACACTATCATTTACAAGAACATCAAACTTATCTGATCTTGTTCTCATGTTAGATTGGAAATCTACACCATACGGCGGATCAGTAAACACAATATCCGCTTTTTGTCCGTTCATTAACTTTTCCACATCTTCAATCTTTGTGCTATCCCCACACATAAGCCTGTGTCTACCTAACTGATAAACCTCACCTAGTTTTGACTTAGGTTCTTCATTTGATACCTCTGGTGCTTCGTCCTCTTCTACCGCGTTTATATCAGCTAAGACTTTATCAAGTGTCATAGGTGCATCCATATCGACCGCATAATCAGCCCACTCGAAATTGGGATAATCACTTGTTAAGTTTGCTAGTAAATCATCATCATAATAACCCGCTCTGTCGTTATCAGATAAAGCGTATTTGAGTAGTTCGGCTTCGTCCTTTGGGTTGACTACCGACACCCATATATCCTCGATGCCTGATTCTTGATAGGCTCTCATTCTCATATTTCCACCAATAACCGTGCCATCTGTCGTAATAAGGATTGGCTTGTATTGCCCTAACTCTTGTATCTGTTTCTTTAGACGATTGAAGTCTTTTTCTTTTATGCTTCTGGGGTTTTTATCCCACAATTTAAGATCGTGTATTTTTTTGTATATTAGCTTCTCGTTAATCTGCATGTTTGTCATAAAAAAGCCTTCTTCCGCATAGTTATCCCGACCGTATGTTCCTCGTGCTTATTTGGCTTTTCCCAAAAGATCATCTCGGAATCAGCAAAATAGTTTTCCACCATAGTCTCAGCC